CAGCTCGGCCCGGTCCTTGGACCAGCCCTCGGCGATCGCCTTCCCGGCGATCTCGCTGTGCTCGTCGCCGCACACCGCGCGGATTTCAGACACGCGCTTGTGCTCGGCCGCGAGCTGCTTGCGGGTTTCCGCGACGATGTCCTCGGCCGTGGGCGCGGCCGCCGCCAGGACGGTTTTCTCCGGCTTCTCTGCCGGAGGCGCGCCATCCTCCTTTTTCCCAGCCTTGACTTCGGCGTCGAAGAGGACGCGCTGCGCGGCCTTCTCCTCGTCGCTCATCTCGGCGGGATCGAGGCCTTTCGCCTTGAGCCATTTGTCGAAGTCCATGTTCGACTCCTTTCCGTTGCGGGCGCGTTCGGCCGCGACGCTCGCGGAAGTCTGCTCATCCGCGCCCAAACTGACGAAACTCGTTTCCTCGAGAACCGACTCCCGAGCGACATAGAGCGGCCCGTCGTGCTCGGTGCCGTTGACGCGGACCGATGCATCTTTCTCGACCAGCTCGATGCGGCGTGTGCGCGCACCCACGGACGCCTGCCAGGGGAACCCGCGCTGCGAGGTTTTCACCACCTCCGACGCATGCTGGCCGGACCCGCTGATGATGCCGGCGATGCGAAGGTCCTTCTTGCCGATCTCGATCTTCTGCGAATGACCGACGATGCGGTCCCGCCAGTGGTCGCGCAGAATCGGGATGCTCCGGTCCGGGACGCTGAGGCCCTCAAGGTCGATCACGACAGGCAGGTCCCAGCCGGTGAGGTTCATCTTCGCCCCGGCATAGGCCACCATCTCGAAGGTCGGCGGAGCGTCCTTGTCGTCCTTCGCCGCGACGATCGTCACGGGCATCGCCTCGCATCTCAGCAGGCCCTCGTCTTCCTCGGGCCGCGCCGCCAGGATTCGCCCTCCGAGATTCTCATTCATCGCCGTCCTCCTCTCTGCGTTGTTTCGCGCCCTCCTCGTCCTCCTCGACCTCACCCGCGCCGGCGGCCGCGCCCGTGCGCTCGATCTCGGCCAGACGTTGCTCGATCTCCTGGTCCCAATCGCGACCTTCGCCCGCATAGTGATTCGCGAGAGTCTCGGCGTGATTCGCCAGGCGGACGGCAAGGGCTTGAGCTTCCTTGAGCGGATCGGCGTGCGGAAAGCCGTCCCACATCCAGCGATGCGCGACCCGCCGTCGCGCGAAGTCGCGCGGAACGATGCCGAGCAGCGCCGCTTCCCTGAACCATCGCCAGAGGATCGGATCGCAGACGTTGACTCCGATGTCGTCGCGGTCCACGGTCAGCGAGACGAAAAAGGTCTGATGGTCCAGCCGCCCCGAGGCGTAGTTGTAGCCCGCCGAATTGCACGCGGCGATATTGAACGGCATGTTCAGGCAGCGGGCGATCTCATTGAGGATTTCCTTCTTGAATTCCCCATAGGCGGTCGTCGGCTGCTCGGCCTTGATCTGGCTGATTCGGTAGCCGAACGGAAGCGTCGTCCACATGTTCCGGTCCAGCTCGATCGGTTCGAACGGTGTCGCGGCGGAGTCGTCGCGCTGCTCCTCCATCGTGTCGTATTCGGCGGCGCCGTCCGTGTGAATGACGCCGGAGATGTTCGCCGCGGCCTCGGCGGCTGCCGCAACGGCTAGGGTGTAGCGCCGGAGAATCGCGAAGAGAGGAAGCGCGGCGACGATCTCGCTGACGCCCCGGCGCTGGCCGGGCCGGTCCACGCGGAAGGTATGAACCATGCTCTCGGCCTTGACCGTGTCGTAGGCGTCCGGGTTCAGCGCCAGACTCTCGCCCGGATGATGCTTCAGGACGCGATAGCTCACGGGGTTGCCGAAGGCATCGAAGCGAATGCCGTCGACGTTGTTCGGGTCGGTCGCGACGAGAGAGGTCTCGGTGATGCGGTCGGCCTCGATGAGTCCGAGGTCCAGCTTCACGTCGTGGTCCACACCGGGGTTGTAAATCTCGGCCCCGAAAGCCTCGCCGTCGCACGTGCGGGCGCATCGCATCGTCCGAAGTTTCTGCGCGAAATTGACAGCCCGTCCCCAGTCCATGAACGATTGCTCGATGCGGCGGTTGGTCTTGTTGTCGCCATCGAGGATCTGGAGCCGCGGGCCCGTGCCGATGCAGTAGTTCGCGAGGGTCAGAACGATGCCCCGCGCATAGGAGTTGTTCGCGCACTCGTAGCGCGCGCGATTGCGCACGATCTGCCGCACGTCCGCCGATGCGGCCGCATCCGCCGAAAGCGCGTCGGCATTCGCCCAATGCCGACGGTTGTCGGCCGTCGTCTGCGCCGCATCCCACTTGCCGCGAATCCGGCGTCGGTTGAAGTAACGCTCGGCCGACAGCGGCAACGGCCGCCCGTTCGGTCCGAGAATTCTCACGCGCGTCGCGCTTCCCGCGCTCATCACACCGCTCCCGGAGGCTTGACCTTGAAGAACGTCAGGCCGGTGGATCGGCGCGCGTGCGCGGCGCGAGATGCGGCGTAACGGTCGGCCTCGATCTGCTCGGAGATCGAAGGCATCTTGACCGTCGTGCCGTCCTGAGAGGCCTCCGCGGGCGAGTGCGCGTTCGTGTTGATGTCCGCCGATTTATCCGCCATGACGTCCTCGCGAAAGAAACTGGGTGCGGGCCCGGGAATCGAACCCGGATTGACGGCTTATGAAACCGTCCAGGCGACCACGCCTGGCCACCCGCTTGATTCCCGCTCCGGGCACCCAAAAAGAAAGCCGGCCATGCAAGGGTGCAGCCCTGCACGGCCGGCTCATATTTTCGGGACTTGGCTCCGGTGATCAGCCGGAGTTGTGCCCGTTGCGTTCAGTTGTCACCCGAAAGATATCACGGGATTGCGGATTGTCAATGGGGGAAACGATCTCTCAAGAAAAAAGCGTACACATCTGTACGATTTTTCGTTTCAACGCTCCCACGGCGCCACATAGGGGCCCTCAGACCCTTCCGGAATGCGCTCGAAGCTCGTCACACGACGGCCGCAGTTCCGGCACTCGCGGACCCGCTTGATCCGCCGCGGATGCCGTCGCGTATAGAGAACGGGCAGGTGCCGACAGCCGCAAGCGGGACACTCGAGCCCTTCCGGCTGAGGCGTCTCCGCCGCCGGCTTCGCGATACGTTTCTTCCGGATCCGCTGCTTCTTGCTCATCGTCCCCCTCTCGCTTGTCGTTGAAGCTCGGCGAAGCTGACAGTCTTTCGCTTGACCACGCGCGCGGGTCGGTGCGTCGCCAGCGTGACTCCCTGCATGCTCGCCGCGACGGCCGCGCCGGCGAGACAGTCGAGCCAATGATTGTCCGGCTTGTTCGGCTTCAGTTTCCACTCGTCCACCGTCCGCCCGCGCCCCTCCGTCCGGACCTTGTACTCCGCCGTCAGGTGATCGGCCAGGAGCCGGTGATGCGCCGGCTTCGTTCCGAAAATCGAGAGACTCCCCTTGTCCCCCATCGGCACGGCCAGGCGCGCGTGAACGAAGCTCTTCCAGTAGTTCGCATCGTACAGGACGTGGCGCACGGCGCGCCGGCCCTTGATGGACGGAATTCTCCAGTTATGCCCCAGGCGCTCCCCGCGCACGCGCTTGTATTCGGAAAACGGCTTCGAAGACGCCCCGACAAAACGCCCGTGGCCCGGCATGAGAATCGCGGCATGCTCACTCTGCCGACAAAACTGATAGACCGTGTCCGTCGAAATCCCCCAGTTCGCGTCAATCAGGCATCGCTCGGCGCGCATCATCGCGCCGTCGTCACGTTTCCACTCCCGCCCCAGGAGCTGCCCCGTCAGTTGCTCCAGGCCGCCGAAGATGCGGCCCTCGATCCCCGCGCGCGGCGTCACGTGGGCCAGGGTCCGGCGCGCGTCGAGCAGCGTGAAGTACCGCCGCCCCTGGTCCGGGAACGCGCCATAGTCCACGATCGCGCCGGTGAAGTCCTCTCCCCAGGCGCAGACCATCCAGTAGAGCAGCTTCTGCTGAATGTCAATAAACGCGGTCACGTGGTCGCAGCCGATCGGGACCGCGCCCTGCGCGATGCGATTGATCTTCGCGGCAATCTGGTCGGCCGTCAGCATCTCCTCGTCCTGGACCACGTCCAACGGCTCGTTCTGGTACTCCGCGAAGAAAGCGGCCTCGTCGCGATAGCGCAGGTTCATGGCGTGCTGCACCGCCGACAACTCATCAGGATTGCGCCGCGCCTCCCACGCGGCGGCCGCGCCGGCGTCCATCGCCTTGCGATTCTTCCGATAGAACGCCGTCGCCCGTTTCAGCCCCTTTTCGGCCTTGAGGTCCTCAGCGCGGATCTTCTCGTACTCGGTCCACAGTCTCGTGTTCTTTGGGAACGAGTACATCATCTTCATCCGCTCGCCCTGCCACTCCGGATGATCCTCGCGATTCAGGACACGGTCCGCCATGTCGTGCCGCGCGATTACCGTGCAGGGCATGAAGCCGGCGATCTTCTTTCCCGGCCCGGCCAGGCCGAGCACCGCGCCGCTCACCACGCCCAGGCGGTAGGTGTTTTGCGAATCCGACCGCGCCGACTCGTCTGTCTGCGGGTCGTCGAGGATGACCAGGTCCGGACGCGCGGGTTCCCCATCGCGCCGCTTGTGCTTCATCCCGCGAATCCGGCCGGTGATCCCCGCGACGCGGATGATCGCCCCCGAGGCTCGGCTCTCGGCGACGGTCGGCATGACCACGACCTTCTCCTTCCACTCCATGTGCGTCCGCGCCCCCATGCAACTCTGCCCGTTCGCGCGCTGCGCGATGCCGTCGAGTTGCTCGATCGGAAAGACCGCCCTGGGGAAGTCTGCGAGCAGAAGCTCGTTCGTCTCCAACTCCATCTTGAGCGAATCCATCATCTCGATCGCGGACCCCTCGTCGGACCCGATCAACGCGACGAAACGCCGATGGCCGAAGAGGATCGCCCAGAGACAGGCCGTCTCGCACAAGCTCGTCTTGCCGCTGCCCCGCGGCATGGCCATAGCGAACAAACCGCCATCGAGGACGGCCTTCTCGATCTTCGCGAGGACCTTCAGCTGGTCCGGGGACCAGGCGAGATTGAACGTCTCCGGGAAGTAGGTCTCGCAGAAGGACCGGAAGTTTCGCTCGGAGGCGTCGCGCCGCGCCGGGTCCTTCACCTCCGGCGGTTCCCCGATGTCCCGCCCCGACGCGGACCGCCGCCGCGAGGCGTCCGCCATAGCGTCCCGATGCGCGGCATAATCCGAGCGGCCGGCGGCCGACGGCGGTGTGGCGGGGTGCCGCTCATTGAAGAGCCATGCGGCGTAGCGGACAAGGTCAAGCTGGCGGGCCGTGCCGATGCGATATCCCGCACGGTTCCGATGCCGGCGAAGAGCCGTTTCCGAGAGGACAGCGCCGAGCGGCGTCGAGTTCACCAGGCGGAGAAGTTCGCCGGGGCTGAGCTTTCGAGGGTCAATCACGTTGAGCGATGTCCAGTCTATCTCGAAGGGCAATTCGGGCGGGGGGCTAATGCGCCGCCGTTTCTTGCCGATGCTCTTCTTAGCCACGGTGTGTTCCGCTTCAACGTGCTGTGGTCAGACCCGTCCGGACGTTGCAGCGTCCGGGCGGGCCGCTTCGTTGCTATCCGCCGCCGCTCTCCCGCGCCAACCAGGCGGTGTAGTCAATGAGGCTCATCGTTCCGTCGGCGTTCGCCGGCGCGCCGCCGGCAATGTCTTCCCGGATCGCCTCTTCGGTAATCGCCCTCCCTCCGGCCGC